TAATGCCAGTTAAGGCGGTCAAGCTCGCGTACAAAGTCGAGTGTGCTGAGTGTGTAACGCCCCTGGCTGTCGCGCTTAATAGCCTGGCGAAAGGCAATCATGATTTCATAGTCACGGGGCATTTATCTACCCTCCGTTTTTACTGTATATAATTACAGTAATATCAACATATGAATTTGATCAAGCCGCTGCGGTTGAGATATTTGTAAAGTCACTGGCGTGAAAGGGATTTTATTTTGAAGGGTCTTTGGCGGGTGACTAAGCTTTAATCACCCACCCCGTAAACCTGCAAAGACAGGAGCGGCTAAGTCATTGCCCGGTCGCCGGGCTTTTTTCAGGCATCCAGTCCGTCAATCGCCTTCATCCTTTTCTGAAGTTCAGAGATTACACTGTCCTGCATGCTTACTTTTGCACTGAGTTCTTTGACGGCCTCTATCAGCAATGCAACCGGTCCCGCATAGTCAACAGTGAGATAAGATTCCTCCGTTGATTTTCCAGTGGGTAACCAGTTCTCATCGAGAATCGGGGTTAATTTTGTGTTTTTCGTGACTACATCGGGAAGTACTTCGATAAGCTCCTGAGCGATGACACCAGCAGACGTGGTCTGACTGTCGTTAAGTACAAATGTATAGCCATTGATTTGCTGAACCTTTTCTAAAGCACCCTCAATCTTTTTGATTTTTGACTTCTTGTTCCTGTCTGACGTCTGATTCAGCGCTACACAGGTAACGTTGCCCGGCACAGAAAAATCGCCATTTGAGGCAAAGGTTGAGTATTTCGGTGTTCCGTTAACGTTTGTGGCGATTGTAATTGAGCCGGAGTTTTCCTGATAAACACGCGCAAAGGGAACATTGTTACCCTGCCCGGCCATAAAAGTGAGAAAAGCGGGCCAGCCACCAGACGGGTTTGTCGAACGGATATTGAGATTATTACCCTCTATGTTTACGCCACCAGTAATTACGCCACCCATCTTGCCGTCTACAGTACCAAATCTGGAGTCTGTCTGAGATGCTACAGATTTGCCAATATCACCACTCTTGAGCGTGCTCGAATACTGTTTTGCCATGTATCCCCAGCTCGGGCCGGTGAACGTCGTTCTGTCCGGGCGAATCACATCAACGGACTGTGCATCACTGTAAATCTTCTGCCAGTTCTGAAAGTCCAGAATGCGGCCACGCGCTACACTTGCAAAGTCATTGAGGATTTTTTGGGTGATAGCAACCTGCAAAGATGCGGGTACAGCATTCCAGGCTAATCCGCTGGTAGTCGGGCCGTCGAACGCTACGGCAAGGGTAAGTTGAGTATCCGACGTTATGTTAGCAGCCACCAGCGTATAGGGAGCGCCACCTACCGTGACGTAAACGAAATCGCCCGTCTTTAGCTCTGTAGTAAAGCTGGTACCGCTCCCGTTTACTGTGATTGAATTGTTGGTTAATGCAATAGTACCTGCTGACATAATGATCTCCGGGCATAAAAAAACCGGCTCAATGTCCGGTTTTATTTGATAAATGATTTTCAGAAGTAATAGCTGGCATCAATACAGGGCAACTGACAGGCAATCTGCATTGCTTTTGGGTATGTGTAGAGAGGGATATCTGAACCGGTGCTTTTTGCTCTTGATGTAGTGACAGAGTTACCTGACATCATCATCCCAGACAAAAGCATCTTCCGGTATTGGTAATTACCGCCTGACCTCGTGTTATCTCCGCGCTGAGTTCCAAGAACACACAACGGAACCATTGGGCTCGTGACATTGCCTGTCGGGTTTATCCATGCCTGCCTGTCTCCCGTAGAATCTGAAGTGTCAAAATAGCTGCCAAATTCATAATAAGCATCTGACCACATCACAGGTGGATATTTGCTGGAATAGGTAATGGCACCGGAAGTATTTCTGATAACCAGCCCATAACCTGACGCAGGCAGTGCAGGTGAGAAGCCGCTACTGACTATGACAATCTGCACGCCACTAACCAAACCTCCCTGCTCGGAACCATTCACAGAACTGAACGCGCCGTAAGTACGTATAGAGTTGGTATCCTTGTCCAAAAATAATGGCGTTCCGGTATTGCTCCATCTGGCAAAAACGATGTAGTTGCCGCCCAAATTCAGAACACTGTCGGGAATATTCCACTGTCCGTTAATATCTACTACGCCACGAAAAGTCACAAAACCAGACAGAGAAGCGTCCGATATTTCCATAAAGTTAGCGCCGTTTGTGATCCTCAACCCATACTGCGCTGAAGGGTTGGCTGCATACTGAATGCTGTATACGTCAACAGAACCGATATCTAAGGCACTTGTCTGATTTGCTTTGATGGTGCCGATGCCAATATTAAGCCTTCCGTCAAAGCTCATTGATGATATGTAATTAACAGGCGGGCCACTCTGATCGCCTACGCCAACTCTGACGACATTACGAGGAAGGATCAGCACTTTACTGTTGGCAGGCTGAGGCTTGAAACCTCCATAGGAGGCACTGGCTGCCTTTACAGCAGCCGTACCCAGGTAAGATGCATAGCGTGTCGATGCATCAAGAATTAACGGTTTACCGCCGTCATCAGGAACAATACGCAATCCATAAATGTCAGCCATTACCAAGCCACCCCAGAGTCACCACTTCAACACCTGTCGCTGTGAAACAGTGAACGCCGTTTCCGTCATAAACTGTTCCTCCTCGCCCGCCGCTACCTGTAATAATTTGCAATCCTCCATTTTTATCCAGCCGCCAGCTTGCCTGACCGGAACCCCAGTTATTTGACTGGATGTAATTACCAATCATGCCATTAGTGATCCAGCCCTCACCTATAAAAGCCTGGCTGATAAGCACCTGTCCGTCTTTAATAATGAAGGGTGAATAGACGTTATTGCCGCTGCCACTGATAACGACGAACTGGTTAGCATTAACCGCAAAACGCGTGTTGACCTGAGAGCCGTTGATGGTCACGGCAACAGACATACCCGCGTCATAGTTCACACCGCCATAGCTGATACCGGCTTTCAGCGTGTATATGGCCGAACCGCCACTGGCATCAGCATAAGCCGTCATTTTCTGCTGAATGGCTGCTGAGTTAGCCGAAATTGCCTGATTGGTGGATTTGAATCCGGCCGTAACGGTGGTGTTCAAGTCAGCAACGGAACTCTGCGCATCGGACGCAACCTTTCGTGCCTCAATGATTCCGGCGCGGTTCTCTCCGTAGTTCGCCCACTGCTGGTCTACATCGTCATAGCTGGCGAGGATGCTTTCAGCCAGTGCGCTCGGTTCGGTAATCAGCGGTGTCAGCAGCGCCTTACCGTCTTCAGACTGAAGATATTCTTCAACCACGCTGCCAATCAGGTCATCGGCGTTTGAATTAGTCGCCCCCCATGAAAAGCCCGTCCAGTCGCCCACGTTGCCAATCCTGTCAACCAGACGAGCGCGATACCAGCGCCTGACCCCGGCAGGCATCGGCCCGTGCTGATAGCTGACGCCGGGATAAGGCACATAAGCCAGAAACTGCGGGTTCTGACCATCTGCGGTCGTTGATACCTGAATTTCAGTGTAAGCCGTATCGCCAGCGCCATCAGGGAAGGCCCATGTCACATCAATGGCCCAGACCACATCAATACTGGCGACGAGGTTTACAGGCGTGCCGGGCTTACCGACCTTCCCGCTGATTGATGTGCTCTCTGAATATCCCCAGGGCGATGACACTTCGGCTGCATTAACAGCCCTTACGCGAACGTCATAAACACCGCTGTAAACGCCCCGGATGCTGAAACTCTGTGCGCTGGTCTGACTGACGTTAACCCAGTCGCCTTTGTCCTTGCGCCACTGAGCAACATAATTCAGCGCGCCCTCAACCCTGTCCCACGTCACTTGCATGGATGCAACGGACATTCCCTGCTCAACAAAGCTGACCTGAGAAAGCTTTATATTTGCCGGAGCCTTGAGAACGCTTATCGGGGTGACGGTGATGGGTGCAGGCTCAATCCGCACGCCATCATCAATGTAACGGTACTTATTAGGGTCGTGCTGGACACCCGCGACAGTAAAGGTGCCGTCGTCATTGCCGGAAATGGAGGTGACACGGAAGTACTGGATAGCCAGACTGTCGCTGTCTATCGCCCATACTGCCCCCGCAACAGGGTCAATTTTAAATGAAGTCGCTACCGTTACCGTTTTTTTGTCCGCGCTGACGGCGGATATGGTGCGTGTCTGTGCCGTTCCGTCTGGCAGATTCACCACAAGCCTGTCGCCCGCGGCGTAATCAATGGCACGGTCCAGCCCGAAACTGCGTCCGTTGACTGAACGCAGCCGCCCGCCGTTTTGCCTGCCGCTTCGGAACGGGTCAGCAACGCCAATGATTTCAGCCGGAACCGGAATATAACCGTCCAGGCCAACACCAAATGAAACCGTGCCGTCTTTGGCGTTGGACAGAATAGCCCAGCGGCCACGGCGGTGCGCTTCACTCTGTGACGTACAGCCAATGGCCGTCAGGCTCATTTCCCGGACGTCATAGCGCTGTACCAGCTCTGAATCGTACACGCCCTCAACCGTATCGGAATAATGGTTTACCGGGTCTGACCAGCTCACCTGACAGGATGAATAGCGGTTTTTGTAACTGCCCCCGGCGTAGCTGAACATGCCGTCGATGACGTTTGCAGCGTGATAAACAAAGTCCACATCAACATTGCCGCCGGAGTCCACCTGCGGCACGTCTGCGTTGATGAATATCTGGTTGTTGCCCCAGAAAGTGATACCACGGAAAATTGCGGCAATGTCCTTCAGAACGGTGTAGGCGTCCTGCTGGCTCTGGATGAATACGTTGCAGGTAAAGCGCGGCTCAGTGCCGCCCGCGCCATTGGAAACCGGCTCATCGCAGTACTGCGCGATGCTGTAAAGCTCCCATTTATCAATCATGGACGCATCAACGCGGTTCCCCATCCCGTAAATCTTATCCAGCACCAGGTCGTAAAAAATCCACGCAGGGTTGTTGGTATAGGCGTATTTGAAATCACCGGACCAGCTACCGCTGTAAGTGCGGCTTACCGGGTCATACGTGGTCGGCACGCGCACCAGCTTGCCTTTAGGTTTACAGGTGATTTTCGGAGCCTCGCCATTGAACTGCTGCGCGTTGACTTCAATGTAAAGCAATGCGGTATTGGGATAGCGCAGTTTGCTGTCGATGACCTCAGCGAACGAAAAAACTTTAAAGGCGTTAATGAGCTTTGAGGAATTCGAATCTGCGGTGATCCGGCGCACGCGAACTGACCAGCCGCTTGTTGCACGCGGAAAGGTGATGCGGTGATCGCGCTGGTATTCGGACGTGGTTTTGCCGCTGAAACGACCGTCCACAACCTGCACCCATGAACCACCATCGGTTGACAGGTCGATAGCATACTGCGTCTCGGTGCCGACCATATCGCCGTTGTCTTTATACTGATACTGAACGGGCAGGCTGAGTTTGATGCGCACGGCATCCAGCGACAGGTTAGTATACTGGCGTGTCCAAGGTACAGACTGCGTGACGGTAACACCAACGGACAGCTCATTATCCACTTCAGGCATGCCCGGAATATAGGTCTGGTCCTGCGTGCCCTTCCTCCAGTCCCATACAACGCCAGTGAAATTATAGGTGCCGTCATCATTGGCAAGCTGCGTGTCGTTCAGGTAAATCTGCTGCGCCGTTAAGTCTCCCTGAATTTCGCCTTCAGAAATCGCCACCAGCAGTTTTAATTTGGCGACGGAAAGCAGGTCGTCAGGCTGCTCAACGGGCGTATGCGCCTCACCGCCGCCACCGCCCTTGTTACCCTGGTAAATAATTTCGCCGTCAAGAAGCCGCATATTTCACCCATAAAAAAGCCACCCGGAGGTGGCCTGTCTGATTCTGAATTTTACTGCTGGTCGCTGGTAAAACTGCCCGCGCTGATGATCGCACCGCCAATTTCCCGCTGGCCGTAAAGCACCGGCACCGGATACCCCATTGCAACGGTATTGACCGGCGCACCGAAGGCATAGTTGGGTTTGTTATCCGTGCTTGATGAAGCCCCAACGTTAAATTTAGGCTGTGGGGTCAGCATCTGAACCACACCACCCAGCAACATACTGATACCCAGGCTGGTCAGTGCTGTGGTCGCTAACCCTGCTGCCGTCGCGGTGCCAAGCGCTGCGCCGTATGCAGCCAGAGACGCACCCGCTGTAAAAAATGCGGCCACAATAGCAACAGCACCAATAATAATTTGCAGCGTGCCGCCGCGCTTGGAACCTTCAATAACCGGTTCCATTTCAAACTCAGCAGACGCTGAGCACATATCAAACTCCTGTAGCGAGATATTGTCTCTGCCACTGAAGAACGCGAAACGGACACCGTTAAGATGCGCGTTAGATACGTACTTTTTGAAGCCCGGCACCTGTGAACACATAGCGCGGATAAGCTCGCGCAGGTCTGCAACGTGAAACCTGTGAACCTTTCCAAACTTTTTTGCCATGATCCCTTTTAAACGCATCGTTTTAAGCATCAGCCAGCTCCTTTCGGCGCACGACACGCACGGTGCGGTTACGCCAGTAATCGCCATACGGAACGCGCGTGGATAAATTGCCCGAGTTATGATGAAGGATGAGGTTATTACCCAGATAAATTGCCGCATGATTGGTGACGGGCGACTGAATGCGCATCATGATCATGTCGCCTTCGCGCATGTCCTGAAGTGGCACTTCGATAAAGCCCTCAGCCTGCCAGTTATCGTCATAACGGTTTTCTTTGCCGTCCAGCCACCATTCATAATCCACCGACCAGTTATTCAGCGTGATGCCGTGTTCCTGACGGTAGTAATCCATGATGAGCGTCCAGCAGTCAGCAAAGCCCAGCACCCACTGACGCCCTACCAGCTCACGTTCACCCCGTGGGCTGATGGTGCAGAAATCGCCGTCCGGCCAGGACATGATCCCCCACTCCACGCCGGAGTAATCACACTGCACCCGGTCACGTTCAGACGGGATAAGCTGAGGCACATCCGGGTGAGAGTGAATAACCATCAGAACTGAACCCTGCTGCTCAGCCTGGCGTTTTTCCTCTGGCGAAATTGCAAAATGCTCGTTCGGTTTCTCTGAAATGTTTTTGCAGGGGATGTATATCTGCGCCCTGCCTGCCTGAACCACCAGCCCGCAGGCTTCTTTTGGGTATTCTGCGGCTACGTGTTCGCGTATTGCCGTCATCAGCTTTTCGCGCATTGCTATTTCCCCTGAAGGTTGGCAGCGGGGAAGCCCCCGAATGGTAACGGCTCGCTGTCACCAAACCGCGCCTTACAGTCAGCCAGGCGACCACCGCACACATCCTTTGACGGGTCAGAAGTCGCTGAACCGTCTTTGGCAAAATAACGGGTACCTGCATAATCGCAGCCGGTTCCGGTCCGGTACCAGCCTCGCATACACCAGGTACAGACGGGCGTAATCTGACGGGAAGGAAGTTGCAGGCTCTGAATATCAAAGGGAGAGCACAGCTCAAAATCGACCTGATTACGGTTTTCGGCGGTTTTGGCATTGACGTAGAAAACCTGAAGCCGCTCTTCCTGTGGGTTAGCGTTAGGGTTGCCTGCCGTCCAGTTTGCCGCATCCAGATACTTCACCATCGTGGTATGTATTTTGACTTTGGCCTTAACCAGGTCATCGAACTGAAGGCAAAGCGCGGTGACGTAGTTACCCACGTTTCCAACCGAAAGTTTTGGTGTTGGCTGCGTCCCTGAGCTGGTCATTTCAACCCCGGTAAGCTCATAGGGGTGCGGATCGTACTCATTACCCTGCCAGATGATGGAGGGCAGGTTTTCAGCCGCAAAGGATTTCCAACCTTCTGATGCAATGTTGTAGGCGTGAAAGCGAAGAACGCTATCAAGCCCAAAACTGGTGCCGTCAATTTCAATCAACTGCACCAGACTGCCGGGCTCGAGTGTCTGTACATCCTGATTAAAACTCATGTTTCACCCATAAAAAAACCCACCGAAGTGGGTTTCCTTAGATAATTGGAAATTTATTTATCTTTTTCAGCCCCAGCTAAATCAAATTTGAATTGCTTAGGGCCTGCTTGATAAAAATCAGCTTCAATAATTAGTTTTTTGTGTGATTTAATATCCTTTATAAAAGATTTGGAGTCTTCAAAGAAAATAACGTCTGATCTTCCACCGGATGCAGGAGACATGGCAAATTTTTGAATTTTACCGTCGTCGAATTTTACTGAAACATGACAATCGTCGTATGTGCTGCACAAAAACTGACCTTTACTTATTACCAATATTGCTTCTGATAGCGGTAAATCTTCAACTTTCTGCCCGTCCTTTATTTGAGACTTTTTAGAACGGAGCATAAGGCCCATCTTCGACCCACCATTATAGGGGAAGTCAAAATCTACTGAGTTATCTGATTCAGTTTGAATGAATTTTTGCGCGGTACCGCGCATTTCATCACTACTGAAAGATGTGGACCACTCCGCTGATAATGCTAAATGCGAAAAAGCAATAAGCGTAAAAAAGACGAATATTTTTTTCATATCCCTACCCCAAAGTTAAAGATGGCTATAATCCTAAAGCCTCTATAATGCAATGGGAAGAAAGAAAGTCATTTTGTAACGCTTTATGCTCAATTTAGGGTCCAAATGATTGTTCAAATGTAAAAGTAATCTCAACAAAATCACCATTGATGAACTTCGGATTGATTGAGTCAGCCTTTACCCTGAACAGCTTTTTCTCACCCCAGGGATTGGTCCACCAGAAAGAACGGGTAACGTGCGTTTTGAGAAATGCCCTCAGCTCAGCAATGACGGCCTTCCTGCCGTTACAGGTCAGCGACCAGCTTTCAGACTCATCATTGATACCGCGCCCGGACACCTGTTTGTAACCGTCGCCAAACTGCGCGGCATTGGTTGCCACGTTGATTTGCTCACTGGGCTGTAGCCTGACTTCCCAAGTAAAAGTGTCTGTCGCCATCGTTACTGCCGCCCGTTATAAAGCACCCCGCCAGGGGTCATTTGTGATTTAGCCCAGTCGTTTACTTCTTTGCGGATTATGCCCTGTAGCTGTTTTGCGGCTGATGCAGTTTTTTCAGTGCCTGCATCACCAGTTTCAGACGATCCGCTGATATGAACAACCGTATCGCCAATGTTAATCACTGGTGCCCCGCTACCGTCATTGCCCACAGCACGCACACCCAGCGAGCCATTTGAAGCACGGGTCAACGGCATAATCGCTTCAGGACCAGCTTCCCCGAAGACGCCTGCGCCCTTGGCAAAAGCAAAGAACTGAGGGGAGTCATATACTCTGCCACTGTAACTGCTCAATGATGGAGAGTCATAAACCCCGCCCTTGGCATTAGCAACATAAGACTGATATCCCGTCTGCATTCCCATTGCGCCGATACTGCCCGCTGAAGCTGCAAAACCTGACCCGACTGCACCTAAAGCGGAACCGCCAATACTCATAAAGGATGACAGCACTGTTTTGGTAAGCAGCGCCTGTGCGGTCATTTCAACCAGGCTTTTGATTACGCTCTGTGCCAGCGAGGCAAAGAGGTTTGATATGCTCTCCTTAAAAGACTGTGTGCCGGTAAGCAACCCGGTCAGAGAGTTAGTAACCCTCTCCGTCGCCGCTTCCGCCAGGCTCACTATCCCTTTATTCAGCGCGCTCTGTCCGGCATACAGATTAAGAGCAGCCTGATACTGCGCATCTGCTGAATCCCGAGAGGATTTCTGCATCAGCGCTTCATAGGTTTCCTTACTGATTTTGCCGTTGGCATAGTAGGCATCGTAAAGGCTCTGCTGTTGAACAAGCTGATTCTGAAGCTGCGCGACCGGGTCAACTTCACCCGCTATGTTCAGCTTCGGCGCTGCCGTTCGGCTGGCCTGCGCCTGGATCAGCTTCTGAGAGGAATCATTTGCAAGCGTAATACGCGCTGACTGATACTCCTGCTCAGTCATCAGACGTGCAGCATAAAGCTGCTTAAGGTCCCGGCTTGCCTCTGACTCCTGACGCATAACCGCTTTGGCCGGAGAATACTGCTCAGCCAGTTCCTGACGCTGCTGCTGGTAGTTTGCCGCGTTGAGGGTCAGCACGCGTTGAATTTCAGCCTGACTAACACCTGACGCCTTAGCCTCCTTCAGGATTTTTTCCTGAGATACCTTTTCCTGAAGGTTGATTTTTTCCAGGCTGGACGCGTGCGCCTGCTCTATCTCATTACGCAGCGACTGAAACTGCTTGAGCGCCTGCGCGGCCTTTTTATCAGCCTTAGCCGGGTCCTCACCGCTCCAGGGAGATTCAACTTTACCCGCATCAGCCGCAGCCGCTGTCGCCGCCTGAATATCACTTTTCAGGTTTTTAGCAGAATCGGCTATGCCCGTTTTAACCAGAAAACGCGCCTTGTCGACATTTTCCATGTTGTCTTTCAGCGTTTTGAGGCCAGTGTTTACAGACTCAAGGTCGGCTTCTGCGCGGGTCTTACCTTTCTCAACACCCGATAGCTGTCCAAACGGATCAAATCCCTTCAGGCTGTCGATGCGACTGTCAGCATCCTGAATTTCTTTAATAAGTTGGTTTCGCTGGGTGACCTGATTTTCGTACTGGTCCTGTAGATCGAGCTGCTTAACTGAAAGCTGCTTGTCAGATAACTGCATAAGTGCAGCCGTTGTTTCGATTACCGCACCCTTCAAATCAAGCGCTGACTGACGGGCCTGCTTTGCCTGCTCATGGAAATAAAGTAACGCAGAACCGGCCAGCATGGCCGCACCCACCGGGCCACCAATGAGTGAGAACGCACCCCGTGCCAGCCCTGAAGCAACTGAAGCCGCCCTCGCACTGAGGGAAAGCTGTGAATTAGCCGCCACAAGCCGCTCAGTAGCCGCCGTTTCGGCTATTCTCGACTCTCTAATCGTGCGACTTAGCGCGACCTGTTCTTTCTGGTACCCGACATTGATGCCCGCTGCCGCGTTTGCCGCTGAACGCGTGCCAAGGTAACGGGCCTCTTCCTGAGCCTGCAACCGCGTGGCCTGCGCCGCCGCAATAGTCTGTTTAGCCGTTTCGGCTTGCTGTAGTGCGTTTCTCCTGACGGCCATTTCGTTAGCAGCCCAGGAGGTCACGCTTTCCCTGAGCCCGGCTGTCAGTTTGGTAGACAGAACCGGAATCAGCGTATAAAGCGCGACTGACGCAACGGTATTAAAGTTGTCAGCCAGGGCGTTTACGGATTCCGTAATGCTCTGGACGCCGGAACGCAGAGGGCCATTACCAGACTGACCGACCTTGATGATCAAGCCTTCAAAGGCACTCGTCAGCCCCATCATGTCGCCATTGAGGTTATTGACCCTGACGGCGGCCTGCTCATGGGCTGTCTGTGTGCCGGTAAGCGATTTGGTTAGTTCGTCGAGTTTGCTGCGGTTACTGGTCAGAATGGAGGCGGCGTTGATGTTCTCTACGCCAAACAGCTTGACCGCCTGCGCCGTAGAGAGGTTTTTTCCTGCCAGATTTTCCAGCGCTTTGCTCAGCCCGACAACAGAGGGCTTGAGCGTCTTATCCGTGCCTTTTTCGAGGTTCAGGATGATGTTACGCAGCGCAGTACCCGCCTCACCGCCTTTGATTTCACGCGATGCCAGCACCTGAATGGCAGCATTGAGCGTTTCAAATCCGATACCGGCCTGCGCTGCGGCCACACCACCATTTTTAATCGCGGCGGCGGTATCGTTGATTTCAGATGCACCGAATTTGGCACCCGCAGCCAGCACGTTAATGTAACGATCTGCCTGCTCCGCACCCGCGCCGAACTGGTTAAGTGACAGCGCCAGCGTGCGGGTTGCATCAGGCAGCGTGCTGCCGCCAGCCTGAGCTAACAAGAGTGCGCTGTTTGTCGCCTTTTGCAGCCCGTCAGCCGTTTCAAGAAGTTCAGGCTTAGCCGAAGCCATCAGCTTAAGCGCTTCAACCGCCTGGCTGGCGCTGTACTCTGTGGTGCGCCCCATCTGCTGCGCGGCCTGGTCGAGCGCCCGAAGCTTGTCACCCGTTGCGCCTGTAATAGATGACAGGTCAGACAGTGCCTGTGAGTACTGACGCGAAGTCTGGATAATCGCACCCAGCGAAAAACCGACGCCAGCCAGCCCGGCGATGCGACCAGCAAGGCCACTTACCGTGGAGGTTACGCGCTTATAGGCCTCTTCAGTCTTTTTGGCATCATCCTGCGCCTGTCGGTTGAACTGGCGCGACTGTTTGTTGGCATCACCATACGCGCCGATAAGCTGCGTTTTGAAGTTAGCCGCATTGAGGTGAAGCCCTACGGCAAGGGAAGCGACATCAGCCATTACATTAACGCCCTCATGACAGCATCACACTGCTGACTGACGTCAGGTGCAGTTACGTCACCTGCCGGGTGATGCGGGGTTGCGACAGAAGAAGTGTTTTCAGGGCCTGGCTGTTTCAGAATTCCCTGTTGAAGAAAGTACGCCCGCCAGTGGTTTAGTACGTCACAGGGCAACGCCGCTATGACGGAGGGGTCAGGCTGCCCCCACCTGTCAGCCAGCCAGAAGATAAGCTGGAGCCACGACGAGCCCGTCAGTTTTTTTCCGCTTCTTCCAGCTTGCCGATAGCGTGCGTTTTAACGCGCTCAATCGCTTCCATCAGGGCTGGATTGTCATGCGATTCAATCAGCTCAGCCGCCGTTGGCAGTAGATGTGCGGGAATGGCTGAACCGTCAGCATTGACCAGACTGTCAATGACAAGCTGAACGCTCATTTCTGAGATAGCGCGGACGCTGCCGCTTTCCTGCGCCTTATCAAGTGCCTCTTCATAGCTGATAAGCTCGCCAGCGGTGCGGCGGCGGATATAAACAGGGGTACCGAACATTTCAGTTTTTACGGCGGTGTTTTTGGGCTGCAACAAAAGCGATTTGAGCTTTGAAATATCGAAATTATCTGACATCAGATTTTACCTGCAAAGGGATTGAAGCCGCCATGACAGCGGCACTGTTAAAATTAAGAGCCGGAAGCAACGCCCCACTGAATATTGTTTTGCTTGCCCTGAACGGTGATCTGAATGACTTCACTCGCAGGCGCGGTAATTTCATTCATCTGCCAGCCTGAAAGCGCCAGGACCATGTTGGCGGTGCGGCCGTTTGGCAGTTCGACGTAAAACTGCACCGTCTGACGGTTTTGCGCGGCGTTAAGGAAGGTTGCAAAATCGGTGTTAGACGGGTCGTCCACAAAGCCGAGTGACTTTTCAGGCCCTTCAGGC